CCGTACCTCTATGTGCTATGTGTTACCAAGAAGTGACTATTGAAATTAAATTCAGAGAACTCGAAGAATGTGTTGTTAAAACAGATCCACCCATTGATGGTTCCGTTCAGACGTCTGTATTAGATTACGAGCTTAAATCAACTGAGGTGATTACATCTAATGTCATTGTGGTATCGAATGATGGTCTTACTTTCGCATCTAATGTAAATGATGCCATCGAGATTACTGGAAAGACAATATTTTCGGGTGATGGTATTGTGTCTCCAGCCATGAATGTAATCGTCAATGGTAGCGGTATCTATAGATACGAGAATAACCAATGGGTAAATAAATCAACGGTCGCAGTGATTGGTGACGTTCATTTTTCAGATGATGGCGATGTCATCGCTCAAATAGGATCTGGTTACTGGGTTTGGAATGGATCTGCATACACTTTTACTTCCAAACCTGAGATAGCAGCGATATCCCGTGATGGGAAAGTCTATGCTACTCAAGATATTGCATTCATTAATATAAGATATATATCAACTAGTACTATAATAGGTAGTATTATATTTAAACCCGTACAAGTAAATCCATATACAGTACGATTATCTAGTGATGGAACGAAGCTTATGTTATGTAATGGCCAATTGATATATATGTACGTATACACAGATAACTGGTTCAGGCTTGGTCAGGATGTATCCGTATTCGAAATAGATGAAGTTTCACTCACCGGGAATGGTAATTCTTTTTTTATATATAACGTGAATGAAAAATACGACCTTACCAAAACCGGTGTTGGTAGATTGTATATATATGACGGTGTCACAACCCAATGGGTTGAAGTATATCGTTATAAATATGCCGGTGGTACTTACGCGAGTGTCAATGATACGAATACAATACTTACTATACGTATTGATGCTACTCACACGGACTCTGTTAAACTTGGAGAAGTAACTCGTTCCGTTGAAAATTATGATGATATCGTCGTACGAAGTATAGAAAGTATTACGGATATCGGGAGTAATGTGTACGGTGTTGGATACCAAGCACAGGGTACAGATACACGACTTGTCCCATTATTCAATGAAAATACAGAATATGATAACGATGTCCAACAAAATGGGTACACGATTTATTCTATTCAACCAATTGTGGATTTATATATTTCTGATGATAGTTTAACCTATATAGAAATAGCGACTGGTCAAGTGGCCACGGGTTCAACAGATAATTTACGTGTATATACACGATCATCAGTTCTCCGTGAATTCCAACAAATTTTTCAAAAAGATACTGTGGATGGTAATTTTTCTCTTAGTCCATCAGGTCTTACCAAACTAGACCAGGTCGTCATTTCTAAGACTGGTACATATTTCGCTGTCATTGATCGAACTACTCATAAAATTATGGTATATACAGTAGCGGGTGGAACTTATAATAATATATATTATGCCGATAGTGATACATTAAACATTTATACATCTATCACGGGTGATTATATACAATTTTCTGATGACGAAAATACAATGACAATAATAAATGATGATACTATCAGTTTTTATTCGACCAATAATGGGGCAGACTTAAATATCTCAATCACTGATACATCGGGTTTCACACATCCTATACGTAGTGTTTCCAAGGATAACAACCGATATATAAAATATGATAGTAGTAATGAAGTAGTGAAAATATTTACTATTAATAATGATGGGGGTATAATACCAAGTTTACCTATAACATCATTGTCGAATATTTTAGATTTCTCTTTATCAAAGGACGGGACCATCGCAGCATTTGTAGAATTAGGATTTACCTATATTTATTCGTATGACGGTTTTGGTTGGAACTTTAAATCTTCATTATTTGTTGGTTTGGAAACATTTAAAAAATTTAACATGAGTGATGATGGGAACACGTTATCGTATGTAAGCAGTGCTTTTGTGTCCGGTCGAAGTTTTAATTCCAAACGTACACTCATATATATTTACACATACGCAGATTTCACGTGGAAGCGTATACTACAGGAAAATGATAACAGTACATTAGATACGAGAGGTATTGGTCATGTATCACTAAACCAAGAACATTTCATTTCACTTTTTGATCAAAATGTGAATTTTCCAAGTAGATCTGTACGAGTAAAGAATCTTGTATATCAAAATCAGGTTATAGTGATCAACGTCGATCAAGAATTTTCTTCGTTGTATCCCAAACAAATTAAAAGTTGTAAAGTGTGCTTGGAGATGGCATTTCTAGATGAATATGAACGATCATTTATAAAAAGTAGAAGAAGAGATTATGTCATTACACAGATTCAACAAGGTGTATATACATTACCTAAAGCCATTGAATCTCATACCATTAGGACACGATTCGTCAATCCCGTGAAGGAGTTATACTTTATCATAAAACGTGTCAATCTTAGAGGATATGACGATTTTGTATCACCGTTTGATTACGATAATGATAAACTCGTGAGTGAAAATAGATTAATATTCTACGAAAACTTGAAAAGTTTAGAATTAACCTTAAACGATACACCAATACTAGACAAAGATACAGGAAATTTTATTTTTCTCAAAGCCATTCAACCAGCTATACACCATTCTAAGACACCGTTGATTAGACGTTTCTATAGTTATAGTTTCGCATGTGAACCAGAACAGAATTACCCAACCGGTCAAGTCAATTTCAGTCTCATAAACAATCAACTCATTACGACGCATCTCACCGAAAATACAACACACGACAGAACACTCAATGTGTATGCTTTAAGTTATAACGTACTTAGATTACATAAAGGTATGATGCATAGTATATTCAATATATAATGGACACAGAAGGGTACATCGAAATGATGACGAATATCATGATACCCGTGCTAGAAAAAAGTACTTTACTCGCAACCGAATATTCTAAGGCATGTGGAAGAGATACACTCCTCTCAGAAGATATGGATTATGCGATGAAATACTGTGTCATGCATACTGTTGGACTCACTATAGGTCCTATGTTTCCAGAGATTTTCGACAGGATAGACTCGGATTGTTCAGACGAAGACATTATAGAGGTGGACACAGAAGACTGCCCCATATTCGAAAGATATTCAGGAACCGACATAAAATTCATCCATGTGAACGAAGCCTACGACCAATGGGATACATGGGTTCCTCAAAGCCCGGTAGAAGAGATGTTAAAAAATGCTGTTAATAGTAATGGACCCAGTGGGATGGACGAGCAATGAATTTAAGATAATCGATGAAGATTCGTCTTCGGACTCCGATTCCGACTCAGACGAAAAGTGTCAGGTGACTAAGGGCTATTCCAATCAAAAATATAAAAAAATATTAATAGAAGTCGAATTGTTACCGGAATAATTTTCTACTTATATAATAAAATGTCTAACACCGCTCTCGAAACTGTCCAGGTTCTGTCCCAAGAGCTTCAGGCTCAATCCTTGAACTCCGTCGTCGCGGGTTTCTCGTTCGCGGCTGCCATCTCGTGGCTCGACCTTGTTAGGTGGGCTATCAACCAGATCGTCCGTGTCCAGAAGAACGGTGGTCTCCATTATGGTCTCACCGCCCTCTTCACGACTCTTTTGTCTGTCGTTGTGTACCTCGTGATCTCCCGCTTCTCCCCTTCGGTGAAGAAGCCTTCCGCCACTGTGTACGCGGTCACTCGTTAAGTTCTCTTACGTGTGATGAATAGGATGAATACACCAAAAAAAAGTATGACTGAAATCATTACATATTGTTGATTCCATCTATACGGATCCTCAAAGTCGGGGATGCTTATAGGCGGTGGTAAAACCCCAACTTCGGGAGCTGTATGCTTCGCTATGGCTTTAAATTTTCCAGTGTTACATTCAATTTTAAATTTCAAAATGTGTTCTTGATTTCTAAAATCGTATGGAATGAGTCGACCCTGACTCATCGTAAAAAAGTTAACATGTAACTGTTTCAAAATCTTATGTGATCCCGAAAAGAATGTATGCTCCACTGGGTCGTCTGTAGACGTGTAGTTGACGTAGTCGCCATTTAATAGAAGTTGTCCGGTGTAAAAGGGTTCACGTACATACACATCCTTGTTGAAGGTCTCCGATCCTACACCCAATCGTAAGAGTAATGCGTTAGGTCCTTTGAGATTGATACTCCCATCAGTGTATGTACCACTAGCTGGTATCGTTATATTCTGTGGGGGGAGTCCAAAAATCTGATGAGGTGTCGTATCATGCGACGTGATCAGATTGGAAAGTGTATCATCTGTACCCGATGCGTACCGAGCATTTGTCCCGTCCCCAAATTTAAGTATCTTATCGGTGCCTGCATTATTCAACCAGGTCAGTGCATTCGTATTGGAATCATACGTGACGTCGATATTGGTGACGTGATCAGCAATATTAGATGCCAAGTCATCACCATTTGCGAAGGAGCGATTGGGTAAACTGATGGTAGTGTTATCAACACTAAACGTATTATTATGAGCATGAATCAGTGTCTGACTGTTGGGAATACGAGCGGATAAGAGGGTAATCTTCTGAATATCATAAATTTCATTCTTCAAATCTATGACATAGTCGTGCGGGTCT